TGGCAATACTGTAAAAAGACATTGGTATGTCTTTGAGCAGGTTTTACACACGGTGATACTTTTACCTAATGGTGATTTGTATCTAAAAGGCTGGGGAAATCCGAGTGGCTCTTTTAATACGACTACTGATAATCAGTTAGGTCATGTGTTTATTAAAGGAGTTGCTAGATACATTCTTGAACGGCGATCATTGAAGTTCATAATGTATTCTTACTCGGATGATGCGGTCTGGGGATTCTCTCAAATGATTGACAAACAATTCTTTGTTGATTTGTATGCCAAATTCAATCTAGAGACTAAGGATGTTGTCATTCAGGACAACCCGCATGGATTGAAGTTTTTGGGTTTTGCTATGCAAAAATCCAAGTCATTTGGAGGTTATGTCCCGGTTTTTGACCGTGTCAAATATTTTAATAGTCTTGTCCGCCCCAAACGTCGTATGACACCTATTGAGGAGTACGAACGTTTGTTGGGTTATGTCGTCCTTGCTTCCTTTGATGAGGATGTGCTTGACTTTATTTGGCCAATTTTCGTCAAAAGTGCTGGTGCAGTCGGTGTTAGGATTCCATTCAATTGCAAACGAATGGTACAGCATCGCCTGCAGGGGTATGAGAGTAGTTCGGTTTTTACTTTTTTTACCCGCGCTTTGAGGCAACAGTGGCTTAAGGATCTAACGTTGTATGGCGTTGAGCCTAATCCTGGCCCGGTTTCGTGTTTAACACCAGCCGGCCTGAAAGTAACAGCTGGTGTTGAGTGCCTGTTGCGCTCAACTCTCAATACGGCAGTGCTTTTGCCGGAAATTATTGCTGAGTTTGTACCGCTTGTCTCCGAAGAAGCGGGTGAACTCCTTGAATTTGGTCGAGACCTTAAGAACGAAGCTGTTTCGCTTAAGGAAGATACCAAAAAGCTTATTAGTGAATCGCGTAGTTTGGCTGCTACTCATAGTTCAAATATACATATGGGTAGGAAGAAGGGAAATCAGAAGGGTATGGAGAAGATGGTTGAAAAACTTGTCCACGCTGAAGCAAAGTCAGCCGTTAAGGCAGCACGAGCTAATGTCGCCCGTGGAAACTTTGTTCGCGCCAAGCGTGGAGGCAACATGAGTGTTGCCCCCGTTGCTACATCTTACAAGCAGCCCGCTGCTTCTTTCCGTTTTAGAGGTGGAACCACTGGTAATGGTAAGGATAGTCAGATATTCTCCATTACTGATCGTTTAGGTGTTGTTAACGTCACAACGTCTACACAGGAGGGTGAAGTTCTTTTTAATCAGAGGTTAAATCCCTCTCTTTTTGAGAATACCCCCCTTGCTGTAGAAGCTCAGTTGTGGGATCGCTACAATTTTAAGAAAATTAAAATTTGGTTTGTTCCTGACGTTCCAAGCAATGCTGCTGGGAGTCTTGCTGGTCTGATTGATATGGACCCAAAAGACGATGACACTTATGCGATCGGTTCGATCGTTAATCTAACACAGGCTGCCGCACA